CCGCCGGACGAAGTGCTGAAGTGGGAAACGGCGAACACCCGCAACCACGCATACCTTGAGTACGACCCCGCCATGGGTCCGATGCCGCAGCGCATTCCGTTCTCTGGCGTGCCGGCTGGTGCGCTGCAGGAGGCGCTGAACGCCCAGGACGACATGAAGGCGGTGACGGGCATCTATGACGCGGCGCTAGGCGCACGCGGCAATGAGACGAGCGGCCGGGCCATCATGGCGCGGCAGCGCGAGAGCGACACCGGCACGTTTCACTTCATCGACAACATGGCGCGAGCCATCCAATACGCCGGCCGGGTGCTGATCGAGATTATCCCGAGCATCTACAGCGAGCGCCAGACCATCCAAATCCTGGGCGACGACGAGAAGCAGCGGGTGGAGCGGGTGACTGCGGCTGTGGGCTCGCCGCCGAGCGCCGAGGACCCGGACGGCAAAATCTACAACCTGGCCGCCGGCAAGTACGATGTGACCGTCAAGGTGGGGCCAAACTACCAGACGCAGCGCGAAGAGAGCGTGGCGGCCATGACGGAGCTGATGCGGTCGTATCCGCCGGCCGCCGAGGCGCTGGGCGATCTGGTGGTGCAGAATATGGATTGGCCGGGCGCCGATAAGGCGTCCGAACGCATCCAGGTGCTGCAGTTTGCTAAGGGTATGGAGATGGGCCTGCCCTATCAGGTGCTGGCCGAGATGATGCCGCAAGCCGCGCGGAAATTCCCGCAGCCGCAGCCTCCGCAGCCGCAAGGGCCGCCAGGGATGCCGCCGGGCATGATGCCACAGCCAATGCAGGGGATGCCGCCGGGCATGCCCCCAGGAATGCCGCCTGCGCCTATGCCGCAGGGGTGACGACACGTCCGCATGTGCGGGCGCGCAGCGCTGTGAAGCGCCGCTTTCTCAGTGCCGGGGGCAACCCCGGCCCGATAGACCGGAATAAATATGTCAGAGACCATCGAGACCGCTGGGCAACCAGGAACGGTTGACGAGGACCTGCGCGACGTAGCGGCACCCGCTGACGGCATGCAGGACGATGGCGCGGAAGGCGCCGACGAGCAGGACGAGGCCAAGCCGGAAGAGATCGAAGAGATCGAACTTTCGTTTGGCGCGAAAACGCTCAAAGTGGCGAAGAGCGCCATTCCTGACGAAGTTCGGACTGAACTTGAAGAGTTCACGAAGAACATTCAGGGCGATTACACCCGCAAGACGCAAGAGGTGGCCGAGCAGCGCAAAGAGGTGGAGGCACAGCGCGAGCTGTATTCCAAACTCCAAACGCTGGGCGGCGAGGCTAGGACGGCGTTTTACGCGGGCGAGGCTCTACTGAAAGAGCTTCAGCAGCTTGAGCAGATCGACTTGCGCCAGTTGCGGCAGTCCAACCCGGACCAAGCCCGCTGGATCAGTGACGAGATTGCCATCAAGCGCGGTGAGTTCAACCGCCATGTCAATGCAGTTTCGCACCACGAAGCCGCCATGGCAGCCGAAGAGCAGCAAGCAATTGCCAAGCTTCAAGAGGCTGGCCGGGCGCGTATTGCCAAAACTGTGCGGGGATTTGACCAGGCCGCAGAGCGCCAAATGATCGAATATGCGGTTAAGGCCGGCATAAGCGAGCAGGACGCGCAAAAGTGGCCGCTCAACCCGATCACGGCTGAGTTCGCTTGGAAGGCAATGCAGTACGACAAGCTGCAAGCATCCACCAAGGCCGCAACTGCGGCAAAGCCCAATGCTGCTCCCTCGGCTCCGGTTCGTGCCGTCAGCGGGAAGTCAACCGGCGCTTCGGTCAAGGCTCCCGAGCAGATGAGCGACGATGAGTATTATCGTTGGGAGATGTCCAAAACCGTCAAGGCGATGCGCCGCTGAGAGCGGGCCGCCTGACACAGATAGGGAACGGAGCGCTGTGAAGCGCCCCGCGTAAACGCATGTCGAATACACTTCTCACTGTTGACAAGATCACGCGCAAGGCGCTCGTGGTCCTGCACCAGAACCTAAACTTCATTGGCAACATCGACCGTCAATATGACAGCTCGTTCGCCAATGCTGGCGCGCAGATCGGTGACACCCTGCGCATCCGCCTGCCGAACCAGTACACGGTTCGCACCGGCAGCACCTGGTCCGCGCCGGCCATCACCGAGCAGTCGGTGAGCCTGCAGGTCAACCGCTACCGCGGTGTGGACATGAACTTCTCCGATCAGGACCTGACCCTGAAGGTGGAAGACTTCACCGAGCGCCACATCAAGCCCGCCATGGCGGTGCTGGCCTCGCACATTGAGAACGATGCGCTCTCGATGTGCAACAGCGTCTATCAGGCGGTGAACAACGTGGGCACGGCCATCGGCACCCGCAACGTGAACCTGGCCGGCAAGGCGCTGACTGACTCGCTGGCGCCGCCCAGCGACCGCAACATCATCTTGAACACCACCGACCGCGTGGACTTCCTGGAAGCTACTAAGGGTCTGTTTCAGGACAGCACGGCGATCAAGCAGCAATACCGTGAGGGCATGATCGGCCGCATGGGTGGTTTCGACTTCTACGAAAACACGCTGATCCCGACCGCCACGACCGGCACCGCCGCATCGGCCACCACCTACACGGTGAACGGTGCATCTCAGACCGGCGCCGCCATCACGGTTGCTACCGGCTCCACCACCTTTGCCGTGGGCGACGTGATTACCTTTGCCGGTTGCAACCGCGTCCATCCTGAGACCAAGACCGACACGGGCAGCCTGCAGCAGTTCGTGATCACCACGGCCTATGCCGGCGGCGCTGGCAACCTGGCCATCTCGCCCTCCATCGTGACCTCTGGCGCCCGCCAGAACGTCTCTGCCAGCCCGACCAACGGCGGCGCGGTGGTGAAAGTGGGCGGCGCCTCGGCCGTCTACAAACCGAGCCTGGCGTTCCACAAGGATGCGTTCACCTTCGCTACGGCCGACCTGCCGATGCCCAAGGGCACCGATATGGCTTACCGCAGCGTGATGGACGGCATTTCCATGCGCATGATCCGGGACTTTGATAGCGTCAACGCGCGCTACATCACCCGCTTGGACGTGTTGTATGGCTATGTGGCGCAGCGCCCCGAGCTGGCCTGCCGCATCCTCTCGAACTAAGGGGGCGCGGACATGGCAGTTTCAACAATCGCCGGGAACATTCTCGGCGCTGGCGTTTTTACCGTCTCAATCACTCCGGTGTCTGTGGCGGCGAACACTTCGGTCGAGCAGTCGTTCACCGTCCCCGGCGTGCGCGTCGGTGACTATGTGGCGGTTGTTTCGCCCAGCCTCGCGGCGGGTGTAGGCGTTGAGCAGGCGCGTGTGACCGCCGCAAATACCGTGGCGATCACGTTCCAGAACAGCACGGCGGCCGGCGTGGTGCCTGCCGCTGGCGCCTATCAGTTCCTGGCAGTGCGGCCAGAGAGCGGCACGTTCGGCAGTTTTGCGCCGTGACAATGGGCGGGGGTTTCGGCCCCCGCTCTTTTTCCTTGGAGGATCAGATGCCCCACGTTGAATTCCCAAAAGTGCTGTATCTGCGCGGCTGGGACGATCTGGCCGCCTGCATCACGGTGCAGGATGCCGGGCAGGAAGCCGAGGCCCGCGCCCAGGGCTACAGGGGTCTTGCTGAGCCTGTTGTGATGCCAGAGGCGGGCGAGGATGCCCCGGACGCGCCTAAGCGCCGTGGGCGGCCTGCAAAGGTGGTTGAGGCGTGAGCCTTCTCACGATCTGCCAGGCGGTGGCCGACGACATCGGCCTCGACGTGCGCCCGGCTGTGGTGGTCGGCAGTTCTGACGTGGACGCGCAGCGTATGCTGCGGATGGCTGGCCGCGTGTGTTCCGACCTGGCCACGCGCGCGCCATGGCAGGCGCTGCGGCGCGAGGTGACATTCACGACCGTGGCGGCTGAGGTGCAGCCTGGCATCTTCCCGGCTGACTTCCACCGCATGTCGCCGGAAACGCTGTGGGACCGGACCAACAACATTTTCATTTCGGGCCAGATGAGCCCGACCGAATACCAATCACGCAGGAACTCGCCGCTGTCCACGGGATATGCCGGGCCGATGCGGTGGTTTACCCGACGCGATGATGCGCTGCTGCTGTGGCCTGCGCCGCCGGCCGCCCTGACGGTTTCGTTTGAATATCAGAGCCTCGCGTTCTGCCGCTCGGCGGCCGGCGTGGATCAGACTGCGTGGGCGGCTGACACGGACCTGTCCAACCTGTCGGAAGAGCTGGTGACGCTGGGCCTGATCGCGCGCTTCCTTGAAGCGGACGGCCAGCCCTGGCAATCGGCCAAGGCTGAGTTTGAAAAGCGCTTGACGCGGGAAATGCGGGCCGACCGCAACGCGCCGCGCATCCTGATGGTGAGCGACATTTTCGGCGGATCGCGGCGCTTTAGCGGCGAGCCTGGGCCGGATGGCAATATCGGGTACTACTACTGATGGCGGACGTTCGCGCAGCTTCTCTGCCGGCCCCTGTGGGTGGGTGGGACGTTCTCAACGCCATCGCGGACATGCCGCCCGAGAATGCCGTGCGCCTGGATAACTGGTTCTGCGAGCCTGACCGGGTGGAGACGCGCGGCGGCTACACCACTCACGTGACCGGCTTTACAGACACGGTGGACACACTGCTGCCGTATCGGCCGCCAAGCGGTGCCGACAAGCTGCTGGCCGCGTCGGGCGGGGCTATCTATGACGCCACAACGGCGGGTGCTGTCGGGGCCGCTCTGGCAACCGGCTACACTTCGGCGCGGTGGCAATATGTGCAGGTGACGACCGCCGGCGGCCATTTCATGCTGATGGTCAACGGCGTGAACGCGGCGCAGAGATATGATGGCAGCGCGTTCACTGCAGCCTCCATCACCGGTCCAACGTCAGCAAATCTTGCCTGGATCAGCCTGCACCAGCGGCGGGTGTGGATTGGCGAGCGTAATTCACTGGTGGCGTGGTATTTGGCGCCGAATGCCATTGCCGGCACGGCCGTGCAGTTTGACCTGACGAGCGTGGCGACCCTGGGCGGCTCTATCACGACGATGGCCACATGGTCGCGCGACGGTGGCGCTGGCGCTGATGACACGGCTGTGTTCATCACCAGCGAAGGCGAGGCGCTAATTTACGCCGGCACTGACCCAAGCAGCGCCAGCACCTGGGGCCTGCAGGGTGTGTTCCGCATTGGCCGGCCGCTGGGGCGGCGATGCGTGGTGAAGTTTGGCGCTGACCTCTGCGTGTTTACGGAAGACGGCATCATCCTGCTGTCGCAGATTCTGCCGGTGGACGCATCGCAGCGCAGCGCGGCGGCAATCTCGCGCCAGATCAATGCCGCGGTGACGGCAGCGGCGCGCGAATACGGCAGTTCGTTCGGCTGGGAGCCTTTCTTGTATCCGGCGCGCAACATGGCGATCTTCAACGTGCCGGCCGCTTATGGGGCGTTTGACCAGTTCGTGTTTAACACGATCACGCGCGGGCCTTCGCGGTTTACAGGTGTGCCGGCGCGCTGCTGGGGGCTGCTGGGTGGCCTGCCGTATTTCGGCTCTGCCAACAGCGTTTGCCTGTTTGACAACGGCTCTACAGACAACGGCGCCACGATTAACGCGGTTGCCATCCAGGCGCCCAATGCGTTCGGATCGCGGCCTCAGAAGAAGATGTTTCGCCGGGTGCAGCCGATCCTGCGCGCGGCCGGTGCGCCATCGTTTGGTGTGGATATTGCGCTGGATTACCGCACTTTTGCGGCGCTGCCGGGCGTGGTCGTTGCCGATGCTAGTGACTTGCTGTGGGATGGCGCGCGCTGGGATAGCGCAACTTGGCTTGATCTGATCCTGATTGACGAGATGCGCGGCGTGCGTGGCATTGGCCGCACTGGCGCTGTGCGCCTAGTGGTGGATACCGGGGCGGCCGGCCGGGTGGCCTGGGTGGGCACCAATGTCCTGTATGTGCCGGGCGGGCTGCTGTAGTGCTGGTATTTGCTCGCACGCCAGAGGAGCAGGCTGCAGTTGCTGCGTGGGCGGCTGAGCGCATTCAAGCGGTGCGCGGTGGTGATTTTGGGCCGGCTCAGGCTGCGGCAGTGCTGCAGGGCGGCCAAGTGGTTGCGGCTGCTGTGTTCCATGACTGGCAAGAGCAGGCCCGCACGTTGCAGTTAAGCATGGCGGCGGCAAGCCCGCGCTGGGCTACGGCTGACACGCTGCGCGGGTTGTTCCGATACGCCTTTGTGACGGCCGGAGCGCACAAGCTATGGACTGCAACGCCGCACACCAACGCGCGCGCGCTGCGGTTCAACCTCGGCGTCGGTATGAAACAAGAGGCGATGCTGCGTCATCATTTTGGCCCCAAGTCGCATGCGGCAATTTGTTCAATGATTGCAGCCGAGTGGCAGCGGTCCAAATGGTCCAAGGAGTGATTTAGATGGGGAAGAAATCGCCCTCACCGCCGCCCGCGCCCGATCCCGTCGCCACGGCGCAGGCGCAAGGCCAGATCAATGCTGATACGGCGCGGCTCAATGCGCGCATGAACAGGCTGGATCAGGTCACGCCTTACGGCAATGTCACCTATGACGACATCGGCAACGACCGCTCCCGCGTCACGACGACGCTATCCCCGGCCCAGCAGCGCCAACTTGAACTGACCAATCAGGCGCAGGAGATTTATGGCACGGCGGCGGTGTCGCAGCTTGGCCAGACGCGCGATGCGTTGTCCAGGCCGTTTGAATACCAAGGGCCGGACGTGCAAACGGCCGTGGCTGATCGCGCTGGCGGGCTTTTCTACAATATTCCGGGGACTTACGAGGGCCAGCTTCAGCGGAGCGTGCAAGACCGCACGGGCGAGCTTCAGCGCGGCGTGCGGGACCGCACTGAAGATGTGATGCGACGGGCTGATTTCACTGGTGTTGGCGACCCGAACCAAGCGCGCTCTGATGTGGAGGCGGCGCTATTTGCCCGCATGAACCCGGGCCTCACGGCGGG